GAGATTGAGATTCGTTTCGGGCGGCGCTCAGGGAAGGGATTTGACACGAACGTTGGACCCGCCGTGTTCTCCAAGGTGATGAATTCTCTTGAAAAGTACGACGGGTGGGAGTCAACGAAGCACACGAGCGCGACGGTGTATTACTTTGAGGGGTCAAAGCGCCTTACGATCGACGAGGAGACTGATGAGCAGGTGGGCCACATCAAGAAGCGAGTTCTCGTAGACGATTTTAGCCTTGATTCCGTACCCTTCGACGTGCGGCTAGGTGTGAGCACCGAGGAGCCCTTTGAGTACGACGGGGAGGAGACGAGCACCAAGCAAACGACCAAGGAGCGTTGGTCGTTTGTTCGGAAGAATTTATCAATCGATATGACGATCGTCAAGGGAACCCCAGACGACAAAGACTCTGATGAGGATACTACGCATCAAATTGAGTTGGAAATTATAGACCCCAAGAAAATTTCAGACAAGGATGAGCTGTTCAAGTTGCTCCACAAGGTGTTTGACCTTCTCAAGTGCGTCGGGGGACCTTGCGCTTGATCGGTCCCACTGCGCCTCTGGGGACTTTGGCGACCACATTAGATTGCCACATCGCCTTGAGCGACGCAGACGCCTTGCCCTTGAGCGCCGCGCGAATCTCGTTCCAGGTCCAGTTCCTGCTCGAGTTCAATCCAAGACTCTCCAATTTGTTTGAGAAATTGACGGCGTTTCTGGGAATGTTATACACGTAATTGAGCGACTGATTCTTCGGGGCGCGCTCCTTCTTTGGCTTTTCTTGTCCCCTGAAAGTATACGCGTTCTGCACGAATTGTTTATAGGTCCGCTCAATATTCGCCTTGAGCGGTTTCCCACGCGCACCGACCGGAATTTTATTATAAATCTTCATAAACTTGTTCACGTTGTTCTTTTCGTAAACGGCCCCGAGATTTTGAGTCATACGCATGTTCAACTCCATTCGCATGGCCATAGCGTCGAGTTCGGCATTCTCCTTTGCCTCGTTCTCTCGGGCCTTGGCGTTCGCTTTCGCCTTTGCGTTCGCCGTGGCCTTTGCAAGGGCCTTGGACGCTGCGTTCGCGTTCGCCTTGGCCTTGGCGACGGCCGCCTTGCGATTGCCAACCATACCGCGCAGCGCGTTGAATTTGTTGTTCACGGGCATGGCATTATATTCGGCGTGTAAATTGGAAGGCAATAACTTCTTGGCAATCTTGTTCCGCTCGGCGATCGGCATCGTCGCCCACGCGCGCTGCGTCTGAATGCCCTCTGAAGTCACACGAGCGACGCGGCCGTTGTTCAGGAACGAATAGTACATACCGTTCACTAGGACGTCGTAGGTTCTGTTCGGTTTGTTCGACACCCCNGCCTTTTTCTGTATGAGGTCAATCAGGGTAGAGGGCACCATCTTGGAATTCGCCTCTGGAATCGCCATGTTCCGTGCAACCCCCAGAAGCTCAGCCTTTGTCAACCGCGTCGCCTGGCGGTCGTTGATTCGCAGGACACGGTTCAGACCCATCGTCACGACGTGCTGCAGACCTGGTGTGAATTCGTTCGCGCCTACTGCCACAACGTTCGTCTTGACGTTGGCGCCAATCTTGAAAATATCACGAACCGCCGCAGGGATGTTGCGCCCGGCGTCAGTGTACGTCTTTATCACAGTCTTGCGACCCGATGCCAATCCCGATGGAATTGCGAACCAATATGGCTGCTTACCAGGACCGGGGCGCACATAATATCCGGGCTTTGTGGAGTTCCAGCTCGGTGCCCGACGGTTCTTGAGACCGGCAGGGGTTCCGGCCGCCTCACGCTCGGTATTCACGATTGGAATTCCCATATTTCTGAAAATTTTGAGCGTGTGAGCGGGAACATTGACGCCTACAGCCGCGTACGCCTTGGCAACCACGACCGCGTTCTTCTTGCTGAGCCCCATGGCACCACGGTTCAGCATCTCACGCGTCGTGATATTTCGCTCCATCTTGCGCCATTTATAAAGACGTGGTTTACCGTTTGTGCCCGGGCGCACGTAAAACCCTTGTGGAGGCTTGGAATTCCAGGAACTCGCGAGTGGGTATCGCCCGGCCAACTTTGCCTTTTTGGCTTCACTGTTTCCACCCTTGTTTGGTCTCTTTATCGCGGGAGACGCAGCCATATTGAACACGAGGAGCGGGTACAGGTCGTATGTAGTGAAAAACTCCTTGAAAAGCATTCTAGGAGCCTCACGCTCGGATGGATCCTTGATGCCGGTGAAAAGAACAGTGCCGTTCTTGAAGAACTGATACGTCCACTTGGGCTTGGCGAGTTTGAGAACAACCGCCGGTACGCCCATCTTGAGCTCAGGATTGTACGTCACGCTCGTAACCATCGCGCTAGGCAGCTTCTTGAGCTCATCCTTGAGATCAGTCAGTACAATAGGCATATTTACGTAGAAAATTCCGTCAATCTTTTTATAGGTTGGCACAGCTTTGAGCAACAACTTGGGCGCCCAGCCGTTCTTGACTATGGCCAAGAGAGCCTCTTCGTAGTTGCCAAGACCCATCACGTCAAAGTACTTGTCAGTCATGACGATCGTCTGCTGACCACGCTTGGCGATCAGCTTCGTCACTCCATCAGAGTCGCCTATCCACCCCTGCCCAGAGACCCAACGAATTACGGGCTTTTTGAAACTCGCGGTGTACCCTGTGATCTCTGAGAACCCCTTGGGGTCTGTTTCGAATACAGCACGAAAATTAGTAGGCAATTTAAAGGTGGCTATTTTGGCCGTGAGGGATGAGGCGGAAAACTTCAATCCTCCCTGGCTGTTTTCAAAAACGCGCTTGGATCGCCACAGTTTCTGAAACGCGGTGACNCCGNGCNGATCCATTANTATTTTGCTATATTTTAATCCTGTGACAAAAAGTCAAGGCCGAAGATGAAGGGCTGAGTGGAGTAGGCGCTCTCGTTGTAAATCTTGGAGTCAACGCGAACCTCCAGCTCCTTGGCACTGAACGGACCCGCGTAAAAATCCTGGTTGAATCGGTGCGTCCCGAGGTTGTTCTGTTTGCAGTGCTCATTGAACCGGGCAATGAAGAGCGTCTGGGGCATGAAGAGGCTCGGGCCAAACTTGAACTTCTCCGAGCAAAGGAAGTGCTGAAGAGCGTTCGTGACCTGTGCAATCTGGCTCTGAATCGTCTTGAAGTACTTGGGTAGCACGTTCCAGATGTCCTTGTCAGAGTACTTGTGCGCGTAATCGAGGTAGGCCCGTAGGCACTTGCACAGAATTGCTGGAATCTCCTGCTCGAGCTTCTGATCCAGATGAGGATCTGCGTCCGCAACTTGGCGTCCAAAGTTCCACGTGGCCAGACGGCGTAGAATAGACCCCGAGTTGTCCTTCCAGTTTGGAACCTCATTTCCTCCCAAAATTCCAGGGGTCTTCCACTGCATACTCAGCGCCGTCTCATTCTTGCGCGCTACCGACACGTCCTCACCTGACACCAGCGACTGAAACTCAGCCTGCTCCAACTGAAGATCACCCTTAATCTCTGGACTGATAAACATGAATCCACGGTAAATGCTCTGAAGTCCAAATTTCTTTTCAATATTGTTCGAGAGCGTCGCAACATCCTCGCATTCGTAGAACAATTTGCAAACCTTCGTGATNAGNGTNGACTTTCCTGACCGGGCAATACCCTTCAGGAAGGGGATGACCTGCCACCCATCCAGCTCGTTCACCTCGAAGCACAGGCGCCCACAGAAAACGTACATCCACTTGCAAACCTCCGGCTCGAACCTCTGGTAATCCAGAACGCACTGCATGTGTGGTGTGGGAATATCATACCACTCGTCGATATTCTCATATGAATCAAACGGAAGATCAAAATACTTGCAGCTTACGAGAGTGGGATCGAGGTCGCGGAAATCACGAGAATTGTAGGGGTAAAACTTGATCTGATACTTCTGATCCTCGATGTTCCAGTCCTTGCCGACGAGCAGACCGTTCTGGAACGACCACGTGTGCCGATCCTTCTTGATCTCTGGAAACTGGAAATCCTTGCAGTTTGACAGGTGGCGCACCACATCACCCACGAGACCACCGCGGCTCGTCAGGTTCTTCCACATGTCAGGATTGTCCTCCTTCTGGGTCGTGTCGTACACAAAATCCTTAATCTCCTTGACGGGCTTCCATGCCCGTGTGTTCCGAATCTCAACGCAACACTGGTCACGGTACCTCCGGTATCCCTCGTCATATGCCTGATGAAGAAGAAACAGGAGGAGCTTCTGGTAAGGCGTGTTGGACTCGTCATCCTTCAGGGATGTGTCGTTGTTATCAATAGCAAGTGTCGGATTGTTGATACGGTTAAATCTGCGATCCCAAATGCGGTACTGCTCAAACATCTCCTGACGATCCACAATCAGGCGGCGAACCCGAAATTCAATCGTAAATTCCTCACCATTGACATCCTTGCTTGAACGCTTGTTGGCGTCCAAGTTATCCACCCTGGTCAACAGGGTCCGGCAACTATTGATGAATCGTTCCTTTCGCGACTTTACGTGTTCTGGGGTGTGATTACGAGGATACCCATCTCCGTCGCGCTCCTGGTCATTCAGAAACAAGACGTACGCCCACGACTTGTCAGCCGCGAGTGTATTTGCTCGAATGTGAAAACCAGCATCGGTTTCTGCTTGAGTTATTTTTGACTCAAGTTCCTCGATCGTCCACGAATTGATTTCGGAGCTCTGATGAGCCAACCGAATTTCCTCAGCATGTTCAGGAGTAATTTCCTTCTCGATTGTGTGGACTTTCTTGGAGCTTGACATTACTAAGAATGAGCCAGACTTTTTTAAGCGGGGGCGGCGACGTATTTAGGCTCAGGTGAAGACTTGGAGATGGCGCTCAGGATCTTGACCAAAATTTTGTTCTGCATCTCGAGGCTCATGGCGATCTTCTCGGTCGCATCCTTCAGACCCACGAGCGCGGTGGCAATCGTCTCTCCCTCCTCAGTTGACAAAAGTGCCCCTAGGACCTCCATGGGGTCGCCAAACTCCATCTCCTCATCCTCGTCGCACATCTCGTCCTCGTCGCACTCCTCCTCCTCCTGGGGTGGGCTGGGTGGGGGTGGGCGGGGCACTCGAGACATTTATCATTTCACTAGAAAATTGGCGCTCGACCTGGGCGCAACTAAAGAAATCTCCGCTTATTTCAGTAGTGCATGCCCTTTGTATACTCTATAAAGTGTAAGCTCGAGCGAGAAATTCCAGAGAATTTCGGTCGGAGCGGAGCTCATCCGTACAAGGAATATATAGGGCAGACGGTCCAGGATGATTTTCAAATCCGCCTGAACGGCCACATCTCCGACGTGAACAACGGCCGGAAAAGGCACCTGTATAACGCCATTCGTCTACATGGATGGGACAAATTTACGATTGAAATTCTTCACAGTTTCCCCAAGGAAGGGAACTGGGAAGAGCGCCTGGACAAACTCGAGATTCAGGAGATTGCTCAGCGTGGAACCTTGGCCCCAGGCGGCTACAACAACGAGACGGGTGGGAACAGAAACAAGGTGCTTCACGAAGACACCAAGGCGCTTATGAGCTCAGTGCGCTCAGGCGAACTTCACTCCATGTTTGGGAAGCATCATGATGACGAGGCCAAGGAACTTTTGAAAGAGGCGAACCGCAAGCCTGTTCAGCAATGGTCCAAGGATGGGACCCAACTTCTCAGGACGTTCGAGTCGGTCGAGGAGGCGGCAATGGAGTCTGGAGCGTGTAGTGAACATATAGGTAAAGTATGTAAAGGGGCGCGTAAGACGGCGGGGGGGTTTCACTGGAAGTTTGTGAACCCAGAAGATGTTCGGATGAACGAACCTTTGAAGTTTACGAAAATTCAGCAGTGGTCGTTCGACGGCAAGACCCTTATCGCCGAGTATGATACCATACGGGAAGCCACTAGTGCTACAAATAGTGGTTCACGAACTATAAGTAAGTGTTGTAAAGGAAAGGCGCGGTCAGCAGGAGGGTTTAAATGGAAATCCGTCTGAATTTTTTTCTTGGGGACTAGTACAAAGCGATCATGGCGGGTGGACTTATGCAGCTGGTTGCTTATGGCGCTCAGGACGTTTATCTGACCGGTCAGCCCAAGGTGACCTTCTTCCAGGCGGTGTACAAGCGCCACACCAACTTTGCGATGGAGAACATCCAGCAGACTGTGAACGGTACCCCCTCCAACAGCGGCCGTGTGTCCGTGACCATTGCCCGCAACGGCGATCTGGTCGGCAACATGTACGTGGCTCTGCAGCCCACTGCCACCGCCGCCGCGAACCTGACGTCCACCAACGCGGTGATCGATCTGTGCTGGGTTGCTGAGCGCGCCATCGCCGCCGTCGAGCTGACGATCGGTGGTCAGCGCATCGACAAGCACTACCAGACCTGGTTCCGTCTGTACGCCGAGGTGTTCCTCAACGAGGCGGACAAGATCAACTACGGCAAGCTGACCAGCTCCACGATCAACGACGCCACCAACAAGAACTACGTGTACCTGCCTCTGCTGTTCTTCTTCAACCGCAACCCCGGCCTGTACCTGCCTCTGATTGCCCTGCAGTACCACGAGGTGCGCCTGGACTTTGACCTGACGAGCACCTTCACCAGCTACTTCGGTGCCTCTTCCCAGGTGTTCGAGGTGTGGGCCAACTACGTGTACCTGGACACTGAGGAGCGTCGCCGCTTCGCCCAGAAGGGCCACGAGTACCTGATCGAGCAGGTGCAGCACAC